ATTGAAAAATGTGACGCCCTTGACAAAGAGATGTCATCGCATAGCAATCGTCAGGAACGCCACGACTACGAGGCCAACTACAAGACGGCCGATCCCAGTAGGATCACATCTCGTGATCAGAAGCTAGCTTTTAGGGCCTGGGCCATGGGTGGGACCATGCATCCTGTCAATGACCGTTGTCAGGAAGCGGCCCAGAAGTGTGGTGTCAACGTCAATGCTGAGTCATTCAGGATGAACCTTTACCCTGAAGCTCCTAAGACGATGGCAGACATCACGCGGATGCACGAAGCTGCTAGCTTGGGCGAGCTCGAGATGCGTACTACGGGTTACCAAGGGATCGGTGATTCGACCCTCGGCGGTAACCTTACGCAAAACGAGACCATACGCCAGATTGAAGTAGCATTAAAGGCGTTCGGTGGTGTTAGGGATGTTGCCACCATTATTAGAACTCAGACCGGTTCTGACATGCCTTGGCCTACCGTAAACGATACTACCGAGGTCGGTGCTATTCTTGCGGAGCACGCCGCTGCTGATGCCCAACAGATGGTATTTGGCACTAACACGTTGAGCGCGTACCAGTATACCTCGGGGTTGATCCGTGTCAGTCGTCAGCTGATGCAAGATGAGGCCGTTGGCCTTGAGCAGCTAATTGGCGAAGCAATCGGCACTCGCCTAGCTCGCGGGACTGCTGCCCACTTTACGGTGGGTACCGGGTCCTCGCAGGCTAGCGGAATTGTGACAACGGCCCCAGAGGGTTCCACGGGCAGCGATGTGAACACCATCACGTACGCCGAAATTGTTGAGCTTCAACATAGCGTCGACCCCGCATATCGGTCGAGTCCGTCAGCTCGATTCATGCTGAACGACTCGACCCTGAAGGCTGTCAAGAAGTTGCTTGATGGTGATTCGCGGCCGCTTTGGTCCGCAGGCTTCAGTAGTCAGGATCCAGATAGCATATTGGGTGTTCCTTACATCATCAACCAAAACATGGCATCACTGGCCGCTACCACGACTGACGGTGCTGCCAAGGTCATGATTTATGGGGCTATGGATCGCTATAAGATTCGTGAAGTTCGAGAGATCGAAGTTAAGCGGCTCGTTGAACGATATGCAGAGAAGGCGCAGGTCGGCTTTGTCGGCTTCGGACGATGGGACGGTTTGACCATACAAGCAAGCACGGTCACTGCTCCTATATTTCACTTTGTTACGAAGACTACGTAAAGAGAGCAACCTCGTCGGGTCCCGGTTGGAACGGATAGGTTCCTCCATCCCTATCCGTTCCACCGGACCGTATGAAATTGGAGGCTACGAGTGGACAAGAAACGTGGAGAAACGAACAAGCCTAGGCCAAAGATTGCGATCATTGGTAAGGCGCCATCAAGTAAAGACTTGGCCCCCTATGATGATGATTCGTGGGAGATCTGGCCGATCAGTGATAGCCATGTTGACATGCCGCGGTGGGATGTCTGGCATGAGTTGCACGACCCCGACTATCACAAGGAGAACTCGCCCCATCATTGGGAGTGGTTAATTGACAAGGATGCCCGCAAGGGCCGCCCGCTCTATTTACTCAGAGAAGACGCCCGCTTCCCTGGCTCTAAGCCGTTTCCTAAAGATGCTGTGATGGGTTTGTTTTGGAAGCTGTTAAACGATGACGCCTTTTGCTATTGGACCAATAGTATCAGCTGGATTGTAGGTCATGCACTCCTCCACGAGCCTGATACTATAGGTCTCTGGGGCGTGGATATGGCCCAGAATACTGAATATTCAGGGCAGCGCCCGTCAGTCGAAGCTATTCTCGGTTTCGCCATGGGTCGAGGAACAAAGGTCATCATTCCGAAGGAGTCTGATATCTTCAAGAGCTACAGGCTCTATGGATTTGATACTCATAACGGTGAAGCGTACGTTCAGCTCAGGACACGGAGCAAGGAGCTGAAGGAACGAGTCAACCTTTGTGAAGCCCAAGCCAATGAAGCCGAGAAGGCGGTCCAGAGACTCTCCGGGGCGTTAGGCGAACTTAAGGCAATAGCTGCCCTAAATGGTAATGCTGAAGAGTACTTCAAGACGCGACTAGAAAAGATCAAGGAAGAGATGACCCAGATGAGCACGTTCCGAGATTCGTCTGCGCATACGAAGCTAATCCTCCAGGGTGCTCTCCAAAATCAGGATTGGGTAAGTTCTATCTTTTTACACGGCAACTGATGGAGTAAACATGCTTGTTAAATTCAAAGAGCCTTGGCAAGACGGACTATACAAATACACGGTAGGCAAGTTGGCTGACATTCCGGCGACCCTTGCTATGCAATATATCGAGCAAGGTAAATGCGTACTGGTCTCGAAAAAAAAGAGACTTGAGATGGGGAAAGATAGACCACAGAAAGAAAAGATTCCATCGGCGGGCAGATGGCCTAGGCGGGCGTTTTCTACAGACGGGTCTATTACGGGAGTAACTGACTAACATGAAAATCAAAATCAAACATGAGGTTGGCTCCATTGCTACTCAGCGCGATCTCTTGCAAGCCGGCAAGGTATATGACGTATCTGAACATAGAGCCCGTAAGCTAGTAGACAGGCAACAAGCTGACTTTGTAGACCAAGCAGAAGCCGAGATCAGACCAAGACGGGGAAGGCCTCCCAAGGACACGAACCCGCAATGAACTGGCATACTGAACTTGTATCAGAGAGCACTGTCGAGCCTATTGCCACGACTGATGTCAAGGTTCATTTGAATTTACCATCAACTCAAACAACTGATGACACTTTAATTGCGGACATGATTAAGACCGCCCGGCAGTACTGTGAAGATAGGGTTCCAGGGGGGAAGACCTATATAGCTGCCCGTACGTGGGACTATGTACGGAGCGCATTCCCAGAAGGTGATTCTCGATTGAAGATACCCTACCCCCCGTTTGCATCTCTTACATCAATTACTTATTTCGATGGTGTCAACAGTTCGACAACGCTAAACACGTCTACGGACGTCAGGACATTTTCACCCGCTAATCAGATCACATGGCTCGAGCCAACTGTTGATAAGCTCTGGCCTGACAGCTACACAAGGTCAGATGCGGTCACAGTTAGATTTATAGCAGGGGGTACCATTAACCCTCCCGTCAAACAGGCCATGAAGCTTTTGTGTGGCCATTGGTACGAGAACCGTGAGGTATTAGGGACTGCCCCTAAGGAGCTCGAGTTTAGCGTTCGGGACTTACTGGCAACTGATGGCTATGGATTCCAAGACATCCTATGAGTCGGACAGACCTCATACCGGGGAACCTACGATGGGACATGATCGTCAAGAAGTCCGGCGTGGATACATTGAGTTCGCGAGGCCAAGATACCTCAAACTCGACCGAGGTCGCTACCTTACGGGCGTCACTGGAAGCATTGAGGTCGTCGGAAGTGGAAAGAGTCAATCAGCAAGTGGCGAGGGCTACCCATCGTATACGTTGCTGGTTTGTGCCAGGGATCACAGAAAGACACTGGGGAGAGATCGACGGCCGTAAGTATAACTTCGGTCAGGTTAAAGACCCAGACAGTCGTAAGAGGGAGTTGGAGATCATTGCTGTTCTGGAGTCTACTTAGTGGCTGATCGGTTCTTATTCAAGCTGACGGGAGACAGAAGAACACAAAGGATCATTGACTCGTTAGGCCTTAAGGGCGGGAAGCTCAATTCAATGATTGCCCGCTCGGCCAGGCCGGGAGCAAAAATCATTCAGCAACGAGCCAAGTCACTAGCACCGTCAAGCCGTGGAACCTTCAGGAGCGGAAAGAAAAAAGGGCAGACGAAGCCAGGAACCCTGACAAGATCCATCAAGGTGCGGGTGATACCATCCCGGAAGGCAAAGGTCAGATCGGGAGCAAGAGTCAGGATTCACGCGGATGCTATCCGGGGTTATTTCTATCCAGCCCCCCAAGAATACGGATGGTACCCCCACGGGAACAAATCAAATGAGAGAGTTAGCGCGAAGAATTTTTTGCTTAGAGCATCACAGCAAGCAAGCAAGCCTGCTCTCAGTTCATTCAGATCTAAGTTTAGAGAAGAGCTAGAGAAGTTTGCAGCAAAGGCTAGAACGAAGGCTAGGGCAAAGCGTGGCTAGTATCGGTGAAGACCTTCGAACGTTCATCATAAACAAGAGTTCAACGGAACTCGGTGCTAGCTATGTAGCCTCAAGGGTCCATCAGAACGTGATACCAGAAACACAGTTGCATACGTATCCTAGAGTGTGGTTTGAACGCACGGGACGAGAGCAGATAGTTTACTGCGGTGGCGGGAAAGCAGATTCGATTGAATCTCGATTTGACATTGAATGTATATCTGACGACCTCGATCAATCCTTGAATGTAGCAGCTGCAATGTGGGTCCATCTCAATGGTGCCCGAGGAGCCCTTACTACTGCAGCGGGGGCAGTCGTCTCGCGAGGCGCAATGCTTGTCCAACAGGATGACGATTATATACCAAAGGGAATAGCAGATGATTCGGGCCTTCATGTCAGCGCCCTTTCCCTCCATATGTTTCACTCCACATAAGGATTGACCTAATGGCTTTTGAATGTGGGCAAGGGACTCTCCTTGCTATGAACTCTACGCTTATTTCTCAAATACGAAGCATTTCCGGCCCAGACGTTAGCGTGACGTCTGTAGATGTGACAACCCTAGACAGCAGTAGCATCATCAGCAAGAAGCCTGGGAACATAGACCCAGGCCAAATAACACTTGACCTTATATATGATCACAATGCGGGCGTCCATGGTGATCTAGTTACAGCGCTAACCGCCCGCACAACGGGTACGTTCTTAATCACGTTCCCATCATCTAATAAAATTTCTGTAGGTGGTTTTGTAGCTGGGCTGAGTCCAGAAACACCCCTAGACGATGCTGTGACAGCTAGCGTAACGATTGAATGTTCAGGACCAGTAACCTACTCAACATGAGCACTAACGGAAAAGTACTTGGAATTGCTGATCTTATTCGGGATGAAGTTCTTCCGGTTGAGAAGATCTTCATAGAAGACTGGGGCGGGGATGTTTGCATTCGCGTGATGTCTGGTACGGGACGGGCGGACCTGGAGAAGTTCTTTGTCGGTAACAACAAGAAGTGGGATGGTGTAAAGATCCGTGAGGAGTTCTTTAGACGTTGTATCTGTGATGAGAATGGGAATCTGATATTAGATGCAGCTGGGGCCAAGAGACTCTTAGAACGAAGAGCATCCGTTACAGAGAAGATTTTCGAGAAGTGTCTTGAAGCGAATGGATTTCGGGAACAGGACGTTGAGGGACTAGCAAAAAACTAATTAAGTCTCCCACGGGGAGATTCGTCTATCGGTTGTGTTTGGCACTGGGCTATCCGACTCCCAGGCATCTACTTAGGTGCATGACAAGCAAGGAGCTTGCAGAGTGGATGGCCTATTTCCGCATAGAACCATTCGGGCAAGACCAGCAGGATTTCATCATGGCACAGGTAGCATCGATGACTTATTCGGCCAATCGTGCCAAGGGTCAATCCGCTAAGGGTCCAGAAGAGTTTTTTATGTATCCTCCGATGAAGCCAGAGACAGACCCGGATGTGATCTTTGAAAGTTTAAGAAGGACACTCGGATAAATGGCAATCATTGCCAATCTTGATATCAATCTCGGGGCCCGGACCAAGGCTCTTCGCAAGGGACTTGGTAGGGCTAGTAAATCTGTTGGTGGCTTTGGTTCTAGAATAAGAAGTGTAGCTGGGAACTTAAAGAGAAAATTCATACCCAACTTGACTCTAGCGAGGGGAGCCGCTGCTGGACTAGCAACCGCAATGGCGGGCGTCGCGAAGGCAGCTTACGGAGTCTATAAAGCAACTACGAGGCTTAAAGAACTGGCAGTTGTGGCGGACCGCATCGGGATAACCACAAATGAAATGAAGCTATTGAGTCAGACCTTTAGGATGGCGGGTGCTGAATCAGATGACGTTGAGGATTTAGTTAATGAGCTATCGATCAAGATCAGTGAGGCACAGCTTGGGGCTAGTACAGCTGTAGAAGCGTTCGAGGATCTTGGCCTAAGCTGGAAAAAGATGATGAGACTCTCCCCAGTCCAGAACTTCAAGGA